GAGAACATAGATAAAGACGATTTAGCTTTACCATTTCTTAAGTTATTACAATCTGGTTCGGATGAAACTAAAAAGAAACATGCGAACTATGTTGAAGGAGCAGAAGCTGGAATGTTTTACAATACAGTCACTAAACGACTGTATGATGGTGAAAAGGGTATACAAATTATACCTTGTTTTTACAAATTAACATATCCAGAATGGGCACCTTTCGAACGTAAGGAAGGTAGACCAGTGAATCCTGATAGAGGAGCTGAAGTCTTAGCAAAAACTAAGAAGGACTCTTCAGGAAAAGATGTTTTAGATAATGGTAATCAAATTATCAAAACAGCTAATCACTTTGTCATCATCAATGGAGAAAAACCAGAGAAAGCTTTAATGGCTATGAAATCAACACAGCTTAAAGTGAGTAGAGGGTGGAACTCTTTGATGCAGGATCAATTCGAAATGGATCCTAAGACAAATAAAAACGTTCCTGCGCCAATGTTTTCTAGAATTTACAAACTAAATTCTGTGGAAAATTCTGGCAGTTTTACTTGGCACGGATACAAAGTATCCCTGTTAGGAAAAGTGGATAATGCAGCCGTCTATCAGATGGCTAGAGAATTCCATAACTCTTTAAAGAAAAGTAGCGCTGCGGCAGAAACCAAAGAAGAGACTAATTACTAGTTTCTTTCTCGAGAAGAAAATAGGGCGGGAGCGGGAGACTTAACCCGCCCTAAAACTAGGGATCGTTATGGAAAAAGAGTTTATTGAATTATTTAAAGGATATGAAGGCGATTTCGGCATGGCCGATATGGCCAATACTTCTATTGACTCCGAAAAAAATAAAATAAAACCCAACTATGAATGGGCAGGTAGACCGGTCACCCCACAAGATTATCGTGATCATCTAACAGGAAAAAAATCCATTGGGATACAACCGTGTCGAATAGATAAAACTGCACAATTTGGTTGTATTGATATTGATCCTCCTGATTATGGAACATTTAAAGTAGAACACTATTTAGCATTATTTCAACAATACAAATTACCTTTAGTCCCCATCTTATCCAAAAGTGGTGGACTCCATTGTTATATTTTTTTAACAGAACCTATTCCAACCGTAGATTTAATCGAAGCTTTAAAAGCTTTTCTTCTTCCTCTAGGGCTAAAGCCTACAACCGAGGTTTTTCCTAAACAGAAAGAATTACAGAAGGATAATAAAGGAGACATCAAACCAGGAAATTTTATTAATCTACCCTACTATAGCAATGGGGAATCTAAACGATATGCCATCGATAAAAACAATTCTAAATTATCAGTAGAGGCCTTTCTTAAATATGCCAACGCAGCAAAAATATCCAAAGAAGCATTAGAGAAATTAGTAGAAGAAACCCACCGAAATATTTTAGTAGGCACTAATCCAGAATTTAATGATGGACCTCCTTGTCTTGCTCTCTGTTCTAAAACAAAATTAGACGACGGAAGAGATCGTTTTATGTATAATTATATGGTCTTTGCTAAAAAGAAATACAAAGATAAATGGCCAGACCACGTTTCAGCAGCTAACTATAGTTATCTTTCCGACCCATGGGATAAAGCTAAACTAGACTCAAAAATAAAAGCATGGAAAGGAGAGACGGCAGGACACACATGCTATGAGGATCCTATTAAAGATCGCTGCATGAGAGGGGTTTGTTATAAGCGTCCTTTTGGAGTTAGATCGGATAGCATTTCTGTATTTCCAGAGATTCAAGATTTTGAGATGATTGCCTATGCTGAACCTGAGTATCGTTTTAATGTGATTATGCCTAATGATGATAAGATCCAAGTGATTATCAACAACACTAAATTAATGACGACACAGAAAGAAGTTTTAAATTTAATCTGGCAACAAACAGGGGTTTATTTTGAGCCACTCAAGCCAAAAGATTTTAGAGCGAAATTAAATGAATGGCGTAAGAATGGACAAAAAATTAAACCACCTAAAGGTACACAACTAGAAGATCGATTAGCTGAAGAACTATTTCAATATTGTATTAATGGACCTCAAGCTCATCAACGAACTCAGATACACAATGGTTCCTGTTTCACCGAGGAAGGTTTTCATTACTTTAGATTTAATTCGTTTATAGAACATCTAGGAAATGGATGGAAAATTCCTGAAGAAAAAATTGCACAAAAATTAAAGGATAGATGCAAGGTAGAATTTGATCACTCCTTAAATGTAGATGGTAAAACTTTAAAAGTCTGTAAAGTGAAACAACTACATGTAAACAAAATAGAATATAAACCCGTTGAACGGAAAGGAGCAAATTATTAATGGCACGTTATAAAGTAGTTGGACCTCCAGGAACAGGGAAAACAAGAAGACTTTTAAATGAAGTCCACCGGTATGTTAAGAAAGGTTTATCGTTAAATGAAATTGGATACTTTGCCTTTACTCGTAAAGCAGCAGGAGAAGCACGTGATAGATTCCTGGCCAAGAACGAAGACTTAACTAAAAAAGATATAAAATATTTTCAAACCCTACACTCATTAGCGTTTAATAATTTAGGACTTAAAGAAGAAAACGTAATGCAAGAAGGTAATTATTTATCCATTGGTGAAACTTGCGGAATTCAAGTTAAATATGCAGCCTATGAAACTAATAATTTTAATGGGATTTTTTCTTCAGACAGCGAATACTTAAGTCTAATTAATTTAGCCAAGGTCAAACAAATCCCTGTGGAAGATCAGTTTGATTTAAATGAACATTTAACTTGGATTACTAGAGATAAACTTATAGCGATTGAAAAAGAAATTAATAACTACAAAAAAACATTTGGCCTTATTGATTTCACGGATATGATTTCCAAGTTTTTAAAACAAAATCCTTTAAAATTACCACAATTTAAAGTTATCTTCGTTGATGAAGCACAAGATCTCTCACTGATCCAGTGGGCCATGATTCAGAAAATAGAAAAAGATACAGACTGCGATGTCTGGATTGCAGGAGATGATGATCAAGCTATCTTTGGTTGGGCTGGAGCTGACGTGGATTCGTTTATTAAGTGGCAAGCACGAGAAATTTTGCTGGACCAATCTCAAAGAGTCCCTAGTTCTATTCAAACAGAGGCTCTTAAAGTGATCAATCGTATTTACTTTAATAGAATTCCTAAAAACTATTTACCTAAAGCCATTCCAGGAAATATTTACGAACGGTACAAACTAAATGACATAGATCTTACAGAAGGGGAATGGCTAATTCTAACAAGAACAAAAAGTTTATGGAAACCGATTCCACCTTTTCTCAAAAGAAAAGGATTATATTTCAGCACTGTACAAGGAAATAGTATAGGTAAAACTTTGTATGAAGACATTCTGAATTGGGAAAAAATGAAAAACGGAGAACCAGTTTCAGAAATTCATCAACAAAGGATAATGGAAAATATGGGTACGACTAGTATAGACTACACCAAACATTGGTTTGATGTCTTTACTAATATCTCACTTTCAAAAAGAGAATATATGAAGGCGATGCTTTTAAATAAAGAAGATTTATCCAAACCCCCTCGGATTAAAGTTTCAACGATTCATGCCGCAAAAGGGGGAGAAGCCACTAATGTAGTTTTATTTTTAAATGAAACGGCGAATACTATCAAAGGAGCAAAAAAATCTCAAGCAAAACAAGAAGAAGAATTTAGAGTTTGGTATGTGGGTCTAACCCGTACCATGCAAAATTTATTTTTAATAAAATCTAAAAACAAATCAAAGGAGTTTAAAATATGAAAAATCCCTACGACAAGCAAATTGGTGGATCCCACTATCAGAATTTTAAAATTCAGCCCAGCAAATTTGTAATTGAAAACGAGTTGCTTTATCCAGAAGGATGCGTTATAAAATATATCTTGAGACACCGATTGAAAGGAAAAAGACAAGACCTCGAAAAAGCAAAACACTTTATAGATATGATTATTGAAAGAGATTACTCCGATGTATAAACCATTACCCAAACAATTACGATTAAATTTTTCTGATATTCATGACATGGGAATTTTTGCTAAAGAAGGTATTGGTCAAGGTACCAATCTAGGAATGACTCATGTCAAGATCGGTGATCATCTTATTCGCACGCCCCTAGGAGGATTTTTAAATCATTCCGAAGATGCTAACTGCGTTAAGGCTGAACTTAGAATGTTCAACGAAGACAATCCCTCGCAACCTCTTCCCTATAAGAAATGGAATTTAATAACATTAAGAAACATTAAGGAAGGAGAAGAACTTACATTAAAGTATACGTTCTATAAACTAGATGTTTGAAGCACAAACTGAATGGGTTAAGCCCGAAGAATTTCCAGATTTAAGACAAGCAGATACCATTGCAATTGATTTAGAAACTTGGGATCCGGATTTAAAATCTATGGGGTCAGGTTCTGTTATTGGTAACGGCAAAGTGGTAGGCATCGCCGTTGCGGTTGATGGCTACTCAGGATACTTTCCCTTCGATCATGAAGGAGGAGGAAACCTAGAAAAAGATAAAGTAATTCAATGGTTTAAGGACGTTTGTGAATGTCCTGCGGATAAAGTTTTTCATAATGCCATGTACGATGTGTGTTGGATTCGTTCGATGGGTATTAAAATTAATGGAAGAATCGTTGACACCATGATTGCAGCTTCTTTAGTAAATGAGAATAGATTTAGATATGATCTTAATAGTTTAGGGTGGGACTATGTTGGTAAAGGTAAAAACGAAACCGAATTAAAAGCGGCCGCGAATGAGTGGGGAGTTGATCCTAAGGCAGACATGTGGAAGCTGCCATCCATGTATGTAGGTAATTATGCAGAACGTGATGCAGAGCTGACCTTATCATTATGGAAAGCCATGCAGAAAGAAATAAGCGACCAGGATCTAGGAGCTATTTTTGAATTGGAAACGGATCTTTTTCCTTGCCTGGTGGACATGAGGTTTCTTGGAGTGAAAGTGAACGTTGAAAGAGCTCATGAACTAAAGAGAGACCTAACATTATCAGAAGAAATGTTACTCCACAAAATAAAAAAAGAAACAGGACTAGATACCCAAATATGGGCTGCACGATCGATTGCAAAAGTATTTGAAAAATTAAATTTACCTTATGAAAGAACTGCAAAAACCAATGCGCCATCATTTACCAAAAATTTTCTTTCTTCTCATAAACATCCTTTGGTAAGAACGATAGCAGAAGCTAGAGAAATTAACAAGGCCCACACAACTTTTATTGATACAATTATTAGATATGAACATTTAGGAAGAATTCACGCAGATATTAATCAAATTAGATCCGATACTGGAGGAACCGTAACAGGACGATTCAGCTATTCTAATCCAAATCTACAACAAATTCCTGCTCGTAATAAAGACTTAGGTCCTCTGATTCGATCCCTATTTTTACCAGAATCAGGGTGCGAGTGGGGATGCTTTGATTACAACCAACAAGAGCCCCGACTGGTTGTTCACTACGCATCCTTAGATCAAGACGCAAGTGTCTTTAATGTTAAAAATGCTTACCATGAAGGAGATGCAGACTTTCATACGATTGTTGCAAAGATGGCTCAGATTCCTAGACCTCAAGCTAAAGTTATTAATCTAGGTTTATTTTATGGAATGGGTAAAGCAAAACTTCAAGCCGAACTGGGAGTATCCAAAGAAAAAGCTGAAGAACTTTTTTCTATTTATCACAGCCGAGTTCCTTTTGTTAAAACTTTAATGAAGGGTGTTTCAAATAGAGCCCAACAAAGAGGACAAATCAGAACTCTTTTAGGAAGACTGTGTCGGTTTCATTTATGGGAACCAAATAGTTTTGGAATGCATAAGGCATTACCTTTTGATCAAGCTGTTCAAGAACATGGCCCAGGTATTAGAAGAGCATATACTTACAAAGCCTTAAATAAATTAATTCAAGGATCAGCAGCAGACATGACTAAAAAATCTATGTTAGAACTTTATAAAGAAGGAATAGTTCCTCATATTCAGATACATGACGAACTAGATATTTCTGTAGAAAGTGATAAACAAGCTAAACATATAATTGAAATTATGGAATCTGCGGTTGATTTAGAGATACCTAATAAGGTAGACTACGAATCAGGTAAAAACTGGGGTGACATACATTAGGAGGAAACTATGGAAATGATAAGAGAAGCAATTGAGCACATGTGGAAAGATCACAGAAAAATGGTGATCGGTGCAGGTGTTGTACTTGTGATTTTAATAATCGCAGCACTGTAAGGTTTTATGTTGGATGGCATACTTAAACGCAAATATTCCTGCGACCTACGCGCAGGTCAGAAGAGAATATCTATATGACCTTTCCGGACATGTGGGAGAAGCTGAAGACTGCCTCATCTTTGGGATGGCATCGATTACAGGCCATGCATTACTCTTTCATGCAATTATGGAAAATGGTGCTATCTTCTATCGTCTTCCGATTTCTGCCTTCCTACAGCGAGGATTTGATGTCAAAAAAGTTCCTAGGATGCGACTTGACGAGTTGGAGCTTTGGAATTGTTTTAGTTATTATCCTGCTATTACTACTTACGATATTTTAGCTGGTCAATCTGGGAAATATATAGGAAAAAATAAGTCATGGTATCATGGCAATTATCTTTTTACAGTTGACTGGGCCCACCCAGAAGGTAATATAGTCGATACGGATCATTCTGAGATTCCGCAAGAACATAAGTGTGCCCACGTAATGGCACTTGAAAATGGTAATTACGCCGCTCAGCCAAACAATAGATTAATCTGGAGCATACCGTCTTTCACGGTGAAAGATGAAGTTCCAACTGATTGGAAGGTACAAACCAGTGATTGGACTGTTGAGAATAGTAGAAGATGGAAGACCGAAGATTCAGATAGATTCTTCTACAACATTGAGGAAAAGAAAAATGATTAAATTAATTAAAGCTATATGGAAAAAAATATTTGGTATAAAAGAAGAAGCAATTTCTAAAGTTCTATCTCACTGCCAAGCTCATTCAAGATTTAAAAAATCTTGTCCTTCCTGCCAGCAAACAATACAAGGTTAATAATGCAAAAATGTACTGAATGTAATTGTGATTGTCATTGTAACGTAGGTGAACATTCAGATATGTATGGAGTGTGTCCCTGTAATGACTGCAAACACGAAGAGTGTGAAGTATGTCAATAGAAGAAAAACGAACTTGCAATATGCATACCAAAGAAAAAGAAAAATCAGGTACATGTTGTCAAATAAAAGACGAACAAGAAAACGCAGAACAACAAACGTATGAATATACGCCTAAGGTAAATAATGAATGATAAATTAATAACTGCTTTACTCGCTATTGTATTAGCGCTCGGAGGATGGTCACTACAAAGATCATTTTCCTTATCACAAGATATGGTTGTGATTAAAATGAAAATTGAGGTAATACAAAATGAGATATCGAACTTTAAAGATGTTAAGGGCAAGAAGCATCGCAAGAAAAAAAAGAAACAAAACGACTAGATGGATGAAATATTTAATATCTTCTATAATCATCGGTTTGTTGTGTCTTTTTTCTGTTGGGTGTAAAGGCGTAAAGCATGTTCTTCAGATTGAAGAACCCACTGATCATACGCAGGGGGATGATGGTGGCAAGTTAAAATACAAAATTATTTGGGGAGATATAAACCAAAAAGAATGACCAATTTCCCCTATGACATTCAAATGACTGGAATGTTCATCTTTATTACGCTATACTTA